AGTCTTAAGGCTACTATTGATTCTTACACTATTGGTCAGGAAGCACGGGACCGTTTTAAGCAGGGTGATTATGCTGGTGCTATCAATCAGTCTGGTATAGGTCAGTTGGCTGCTTTGCCTGAAATGGAAAAAGTTTTTAAAGGTAAGGCTGGTCCTATGGATGCTTTGTGGTTGGCTTTAACTTATGGCACTGGACCTGCTGGTAAAGGTATTAAGGCTGTTACGACACCCACTAAGCGGGCTGTAAAAAAAGGCACCAACAAGGCTTATATTAACATCCTTAATCGTTTAAAGTAACTTAGGGAACATTTGGGGTTATATGATGGCTAATTCTAGTGTTCCCGCTTACGCCTATTATGGCACTCCTCAGACTGGATACCGCCTTGCGGCTGTATCCGAGTCCCGTATCGCTGCACCCAGCGGACCTTATATTGGTCGTGGGGATAAATGTTCTGGTAACGAGGATACTTGTGGGGCTAATAAGGTGCGTGGACAGCAGTTCTGTGCAGGGCATCTAAAACAGGCTAAGGCGTTGGCTGAGGTTGCGGACAAGATTGATGAGGGCTTTTAATGGCTTATGCTCAGATGACTGCGGCGGCTTTAAGGCAGACTGTTCGTGATGTTACGGACCTTGATGCTGAGGACCTACCTGATTCGTTGTTGAACCTGTATTTGCGTGACGGGTATTACCGTATTTTGGACCTTGAGAAGCGTTGGACTTTTCTGGAAAAGACTTTCACTTTTGATACTGTTGCTGAGCAACGGGCTTACACTATTAGTGGTTTTACGGCTGACCCGATTTCGCAGGTTGTGTCTATTGTGGATAACAACAATATTGGTTTCCGTCTAGATATGGTTGGTCACGATATGGCTGAGCAAACATATGTTGGGTCTTATGACACTAGTGGTGACCCGTTGTTTTATTCTATTTGGGAAGGCAAAATCCATTTGTTTCCTAAGCCTAATAATGTGCGTACTTTGGTTGTCCGTGCTTATCGTGAGCCTATTGATTGGATTACTACTGAGGGCAATGTGGATGCAAGTGCTAACTTGCATTTTGCTTTAGTGTATTATGCTTGTAGTCGTGTGTATCAGCGTCTTGAGGACACTTTGATGGCTAATGAGTATAAGCGTGCTTTTGATGAGGGTGTCACTTTGGCTGCCACTAATGTTACCAAACCTAGTAGTCACGCTAATTTGCGTTTAAGTGCTGGTCAAACTTCTGGTCGTCCTACTTTTAATGGTTGGATGCAGACTATGGGTAAGAATCTAAAAGTTAATCAGCAATGAGCCAGATACAAATTAGTGAAGTATCGGACTTTACTGGTGGCTTGAACTTTCGTGCAGACCAATTCCAGTTGGCTAGTTACGAATCACCCGATATGTTGAATGTTGAAATTGACCCCCGTGGCGGTGTCTTTAGCCGTGGTGGTCAACATAGGTTGAACACCACAGCAGTTGCTGGTACTTGGTCACCACAAAAACTGTATTCTTTTAGCGGTGCAACCCCAACGGTAATGCTAGCCAATAGCACCAAAGTGTTTCGTTCTACTGGTGGTAACTTTACTACTTTGCAGTATTCTGCTGGTAACGATATTGTTTCCGCTAGCCCTCATGGTGTGTGTATGGCACAGTGGGGTAATAGCATGTATTTTTCTACTGGTATTACTGGCAATGGTGGATATGTGTGGAAAACTACAGACACTTATGCTACAGCGTTGACACCATCTGGTACTGCTCCTCATGCTTGGCAAACAACACCTAATGCTTCGTACCGCAAAATGCCTACGGCTGAGCATCTTATTGTCCATGCTAACAAAATGTGGGCTGCAAACACAACAGAAGTGAGCATTGATTACCCCAACAGGATTCGTTGGTCTTTGGAAAACTCTCCTGAAAACTGGGACGAGGACGACTATTTTGACTTGAATGGTGGCGGTCAAGGTATTACTGGTATGGCTGTTGTTAACGGTCAGTTAGTTGTGTTTAAGCCTAATGCTGTTTATGCTATTTTGGGTTATGATTCCGCAACTTTTCAAGTTGTGGAATTAACAACCCGTCTTGGTTGCCTTAGCCATCATGCTATAGCGCAATCAGAAGATGGTGTATATTTCTTTAGCCATAACCAAGGTTTGTTTTACTATAACGGTTCGGGTATCAAGGACATGTTTAGTAACTTGCGTACTGCTATTGACTTGAATCAGATTAACCCTGCTGAGCATGAATCTATTAGTGTGTCTTGGGTTGGTCGGCGTGTATGGGTTTCTGTACCATACTCTACTGAGTCCAGTGTTGCTTATCCTAGTGTTAACTTTATTTTGGACCCTAGTATCCGTGACGGTGTTTACACCCAGTTTCAGTCATCTGATGGTTATGGTTTAGTTGGTGGTTGTAACTGGACTGACGCATCAAACAATGATTATCGTTTGATGTGTCATCCGACACAAGCATATGTTATGAAGGTTGATTTGTATTCTGAAGAATCAGATAACATTACTGGAACAGAATCTGCATTTGAATCATATTATAAAACACGCTGGTTTGATGGTGGTTCTTATATGCAAAAGAAAATGTTTCGCCGTCCAGACTTTGTTATTAAAGAATCTGACCTTGCACAAAACATTACAGTAAAAGTTTACCATGACTTCACTGAAGGTGAAGGTAATCAAAGAAAGATTTTTACTATATCACAAGTTCCTGATACCGACTCTTTAATTTGGGGTTCTGGTTTATGGGGTGAGCATTGGTCTAGTGGTGCTATTAGTTCTACTGTTAAAACTGGTAGAAACTTGGGGTTGGCTAGAACTGTTCAACTAGAGTTTGTTGGTCCTTCTAATCAAAAATGGGGTATCAATAGTATCGGATATAAATATAATTCAAGACGAGTAAAGGGTTAAGATGGCTACCTTAAGCATACCAAATACATTTACAAACGGAACTCCTGCTATTGCAACTGAGGTTGTAGAAAACTTTAACGCTGTTAAAGTTTTTGCTGAGGCATTGGCGGCTGGAACCAATATTGATGACGGGGCTATAACTTACGCTAAGTTAGCGGCTGCCGCCGTTACGGCTTTAACGACTAGCGGGGACAACGCTGATGTTGTTCTTGGTGGACAGATTTTCGGCTGATATGTGGCAACCACCCTTTTTGTCCGTGCTAAACAGTAGCGATAAAGATGCGCTTCAAAGCATCTTTAGGTCGTTGCAGTCTGAGTTGGAGCGAATGGGTAAAGAGATTGAAGATTTGAAGTCTATGGTTAAGGAACGAAACAGGTAATAGTGATGAGTATGTTAGACGCATATTACGGTGATTATGGTATGGCTGAGGCTACTGCACGCAAAAGGCGTGCAACCCAGTCTATTGCCAACCGTCAAAGTGCCATTTTGGGACAACAGCGTGGACAAAGGTCTATGGCAAAGTTGACTCAACAGTTAACTGAGGGGTTCCGTCCTAAGATGACTGAGTATGGTCAGCGTGGTTTGGCTGGTCCTAATGTGCAGTCTGGTATTCAGCGTGCTGGTCTGTCTAGGTATGCGGCTGATATGCAGGAGCGTTTGGGTGAGGCTACTCAACAGTTGCAGGATGAGGCTAATATGGCTGCTACGCAGGAGGCTAATGCTCAGGCGGAGTTGGATGATTACTTGGCACAATTAGAGTTGCAAAAAAAACAGAATATTATTAATGCGGCTACTGCTTTGAAGCAGTATTCGGCTTACTAGGAGTTATTATGGCATTTAAGTTTAATTCTGCTACTGGAAAGTTTGAGGTTGCACCCAGCACTCAAAAACCTAGTGAGAATAAAAGCCCGTTTCCTCCTTTGACAACTGCACAAAAATCTGACCAAAAGTTGCGTCAACTTTCTTCACAGTTTGGTATGTCACCTCAACAACTTTTGTATGGTACTACTCCACAAAACAAGGCTGCTAATCAGGCTTACAAAAAGGCTACTGCTACCAGTTCAACACCTTATGGTGTTGAACAGGGAACTTATGGTCAAATGAGTTTGGCTGAACCACCCAAGAAAGGTGACCGAGAATGGATTGGTCGTACAGCACCAACCCAAACACCTACTAATGCTGAAACGGTTAATGACCCTCAGGGTGTTATTAATGCTTTGTGGCAAAATGTTTATGATGAGGCTGCACAGTATCAAACCATTTATGGTGAGGCTCCTCCTTCTGGATGGTGGAGTGCTAGGACAGCACCTATTGAGGCGGCACAAAAGCGTCTTGACACAACTGCTAAAAGCAGTACTGCTGGTTCCAGTGCTGCCGCTACTGCTGCCGCAAAAGCAAAGAAGGAAGAAACTGAACGCATCCGTAATATTAAGGGTGGTCGTGAAGGTGAAGCATTTTTGCGTGAGCAGGCTGCTACTCGTAAAGAGGAAATGCTTAAAAGGGTTGCAGATTTGTATGACCCACAAAAAACCAAGACTGATGATGATTTAAAGGCTGTTTTAAAATCTGCGTCTGAGGCTTTTGACTTGGCTGAAGAACAAGTTTCTGGTGCTCAAACAAACTTTGAGCAACAGTTCCGTCCATCAACCGCATATGAAGGTGTTCCTATTAGCACCTTTAATGTTGCAGATAATCCGTTACTGGCTGCTTTACAGTCGCAAGGTGCAGGTACTGAA